AGCCTATCCAGCTGAAATAGGATGGGTGTATGAAGATGATGAACTTAGAACATTTGACATTGAAGATGCAAACTGGATAATTCAGAATAATGATGGAAAGGTGTACATATTGGTCGATGGAGAAGCTTATGAACAGGATGAAACCATCTACACTCTTACAGAAAATCAAGAAGTGATAATGAAATATTTCTTTCTTGAAGATTTTAATGCTGAAGATGAGGACGAATATTTGACAGACTAATTAAAATTGTGTATTTTACTAACGAAAAAAATTAAAGCAAATGGCAGTAGAAATTTATTTAGAACCAGAGCTAGAAGAAATGATTGGCTCAGAAGAAGTGACAGCAGAGTGGAAGCAGATTGCTGAAGAACTTGGTATGGAGGGTCAGTTGAAACTGATTACACCAAAATCAAGTGAGGAGAGTGATAAGAATCCTTCTCCATACATCCACATGAATAAGAAAGCAGAGAACGTATTTGCTATTCTTTGTCCTGAAGTTGTTGATTACAAGAAGTATGACAAGTCCACCATCCCAAGAGAAGTGATGAGAGAGATTGCTATGGCTGAGAGGCTACAATTCTTTGATAAAATCTGCATTTGGTATGATGACGCATCTCCAGATCCTCTTGTTGTTGGTTATATCAAAGTGGGTAATTATGAGTTTGTCAAGCACATGATTGCTCGATTTGGTGATGAGATTCTTCCCTTTGAAGTGCTTGAGAGGAAAGCAATTGATCGTTTGAAGAAAAGAATCACTGACAAACTGAAGGCTACACTTGCTAGCATAGACACTAGAGTGGATGGTTTCTTCAATCCTGTTCGTTACAATGATGACAATCTAAATATTGATTTCAAAACTGTGACCTGGGAACACAGAAATGGTGTATAATCAAACTTATGGATGTTTTAATTTACGACATTGAGACACTCAAAGAAATGTTTCTCGTGGGGATTTATATTCCTCACGAGGACATTTACCGTGAGTTTGAGGTGAGCAAGAGCAAGTATGATCTTGATAAGTTTGTAGAATTTACAGAGAAGTATAAAGACTTCTACTGGGTGGGCTACAACAATCTAAGATTTGACAGCCAAGTGGTTGAGTGGGTGCTTAGAAAATGTCAGGATTGGGGTGAAAAGTCTAATCTTGAAGTGGCAGCCATGATTGCTCAGAAAGCTCAGGATGTAATAGATGATGCAAACTATGATGTATTTGCTGAGTATCGTGAAGAAGATCTCACACTCAAGCAAATTGATCTATTCAAAATACATCACTTTGACAACAAGAATAGACGTGTTAGTCTCAAGAGACTAGAGTTTGAAATGGATCTCGAGAACATTGAAGAGATGCCTATTCATCATACAAAGGTTGGTATGACTCTAGAAGATAGAAAACTCACACGTCAGTATTGTCAGAATGATGTTATGGCCACCTATGAGTTCTATAAGGTGACTATTGGCGAAACAGATCATCCATTATACAAGGGTAATGATCAGATTCAATTACGACTTGACATAGAAAAAGAGTTTGGTATTCCATGTATAAACTACTCAGATAGTAAAATTGGTGATGAAATCATCAAGAAATACTATTGTGAAGAAAAAAGAATGGACGTGAAGCTTCTTCCTAAAAAGGGTAAATTCAGAAAGTACATTTTCATTAGTCAATGCATTGCTCCTTATGTACAATTTAAAACTGTACAACTAGATCAGTTTCTCAAAAAGATTAAGAAAATGCGTCTAGAAATGAATGATGACTTCAAGGAGCACATACATTTCTATGACAATGTATATTCTTTCATGAAGGGTGGTTTACATACAGAAAACAAGCCAGAAGTGTTTGAAGAAGATGAAGATCATCTAATCATTGACTGGGACGTTTCTAGCTACTATCCTGCCATCATCATCAACAACAAGCAATATCCATATCATTTAGGAAAAGAGTTTCTTACAGGCTATAAAAAGATGTATGAGAAGCGTCTGGAACTAAAGCCTTTTGCAAAGAAGGATAAGAAGATTAAGGGTATTGTTGGTGCGTTGAAGCTTGCTGTAAACTCTGTGTATGGTAAAAGTAGTGACATGAATAGTTGGATATATGATAGACAACTCACTATGTTTACAACCATCACAGGAGAATTGTCCTTGATGATGCTCATCGAGGCGTATGAAACCAAAGACATACGTGTCATATCAGCTAACACTGACGGTGTAACAATCTACATCCACAAAAGCAAACTTGCTGAGATGGAAAAGATTAATGACTGGTGGTGTAAGATCACGGGATATGAGCTTGAAAGAGCAGATTACAAGAAGATTATATTCTCAACGGTTAATGACTACTTAGCTATTAAGACAGATGGAGAAATTAAAAAGAAAGGGGATTTTCTCACGGATTTTGAACTTCATAAAAACAAATCCGCCAGAATTGTTCCTATTGCTCTTGAGCATTATTACGTTAGTGGGAATCCTATTAGTGAGACTATTCATCTTCATAAAAATCCTTTCGATTTTTGTATAAGACAAAAGTCAACAAGTGATTTTCATTATGAAGGCTATAGAAAAGGAATGGAACCATCCGTATACAACAAACTCATTCGCTACTACATTACTAAAGGTGAAGATGGAGAAAAACTCTTGAAGATTAAAAATCAAGACTCTACATCCACAGCACCTAACAGTTCACAAGTGGAGGCTGGAGATTGGCTGTGCAAGGTGGTGAATCATCTTCCTGCAAGCACAACTGTTGCATCAATGAATGTCAACTATGACTATTACATTGATAAGGCAGAGAGTCTTGTATTGAAGATTGTCACTAAGGGTAAGAAAAGAAAAGTAGATAGAATTCCTAACCAAATTTCTTTATTTTAATTATGGAAGAAGAAAAGACCTACTCGCAAATAGAAACGCTACCTCCTAATACTTTCACTCCTGTGTTCTTAAGATCAACAAAAATTCGAATCACTAGAGGCAGCAGATATTTTGATTTGAATGGTGTGGTGTATGTGATAATATACTCTAAACCAGATTTAATCAAACTAATGCCAATCAAAGAGAATGCTATGATTGATGTGTGGGAAGTAGAAGATTTCAAGAATCAGGTGAAACTTTTGAGGTTTACATACATTCCTCATCCTCCTATAAACAGAATTAATGTTACAGAACATCTTCTGGAATATCAGTTCAACATATTAGGAAAAACAATGGGTAATACTATTACGGAAACGTCTTGGAAGACAGACTGGAAACTAAGCAAAAAACAAAAAGAAGCATTTAAGTCTTATGCTCTTGGAGTTTTGAAAAAAGTTTTTAAATTCAACGGTGGAAAAGCTCGTGAGAATTATGAGTTTTTTGACGAAAAATTTGGACTTTTAACGCTTTGAGTCATGTCTAGTTTCTTTCTGTTGTACTATTTCTTTAGCACTGCATTACTTGTTCTATTATTAGAATTTGCAATTAAACTTAAAAGAAAACGATGAACATACACGAAGACCATGAACACGCTCCTATTAGGGAGGCTGCAATTATCAAATTGCAAAAGAGAGATGAAGTGGAACAAGCAAACCACGAATACGAATTAACTAGACAACCTGCAAAAATTATTGTAACTACAGAGAAGAACGATGAAGTTCAACGTAACACCCTCCCATTTTGAACAACTTCTCAAACAATCCTATAGTCTAGATCATATTTTCTTACTAAAGCTCATAGAGGCCAATATTGACATACAACCACTAACAGATGGAAGTATGAAGATAGCTGGCCTCTACCAGTCTTTGGTCAGGAAAGGTCTTGTCTCTGATGTAACTGAAAAGATTACACATCTAGGAAGAGAGTTGCTAACATTTGCTGACTCTGAAGTAAAACAGCCTATAAAAAAACTAAAACAAAAGCCTGAAGACTTTGATGCTTGGTGGAATGTATTTCCATCTACAGACAATTTCGAACACAGAGGAAAAAAGTTTGCTGGCTCAAGAGCTTTAAAGAGAAGCAGAGACGATTGCAGGATCAAGTTTAATAAGATTCTTGCTGAAGGAGAATATGTGGCAAAAGACATTATTGATGCCACTAATCTTGATGTGTATTTAAAGAAGGAAGCTTCTTTAAGAACAGGTGATAATAAGCTTAGCTTCTTGCAAAATAGTCTAACATATCTTACGCAAAGAAGTTTTGAGCCATTTATCGAAATGATCAAAACAGGAGTGGAGGTACCAAATGCACAAACAAAACGATCAGTGGACATATGAGTTTTAGCACACTAAAGAAAGAAGTGGAAGATGGTTTACAGGGTAGAAACTCTGGAATACCAATGGGATTTAATCGTCTCAATAGATACATAGGTATTCGTAAGAGAATGTATTTTGTCACAGGTGGTCTCACTGGTAGCGGTAAGACAAGCTTTGTTGATGATGCATTTGTTTTGAATCCTTATGACTGGTATATCAGTCAGAAAGACCCAAAATTCAAGTTACGTATCATATATCGTTCAATGGAGCGTAGCAGAACATACAAGCTTGCAAAGTGGATATGTAGAAAAATCTTCTTAGATCATGGCTACATCATTCCTGTAAGTAAGTTGTTAGGTTGGACTGATAAGATGACAAAAGATGAGCATGACATATTCTTGACATATAAAGACTATATGGAAGGAATGGATGATGTCATTACAATCATTGATGGTCCAGAGAATCCTGTTGGTATTGCTAAAGATCTAAGAGGTCATGCAATGAAGCATGGTGTGATTGAACAACTAGATGAATACAA